TTATGACTTCAATTTATAATCCTGCTAAAGTAGATTTAAGTGATGCAACAGCATTTGGTTTATTTGCTTACAAAGGAACTAAAGCAGTTACACCAGACTTAATTATTTACAATGGCGAAGTAGTAAGTTTATAAGATAAAGGAGGGCGTTTATGGAATATAGTGGACAATACCTAACTTATGAAGAATATTTGGCTTTAGGTGGCACTTTAGACCTAACGCCTTTTAATGTATTAGAGTTTGAAGCAAGAAGACAAATAGATATAAGAACTTTTAATAGACTAAAAGATAGCGAAGATATACCACAAGAGGTAAAACTTTGCGAATATAAATTGATAGATAGTTTAAATAGTTATGCAGTAGCAAACGAAAATGTATCTAGTAAGGGCAACCTTGCTAGTGAAAGCACAGATGGTTATTCAGTAACATATATATCTTATGACAAAGTAGGTGAAGTTATAAAATCAAAAAGTGCAGAACTTGAAGATATTATAAGAACTTATCTACTAGGTGTTATCTATAATGGAGAACATCTAATGTATGTAGGAGTTTAATGATAACTAATTCAAGTGTAACTATTTATCATAAAGGTTTTGACACAACAACAAAACTAGAAACGTGGACTAGATATAATTACGATAAAGTATGGTTCTTTGGTGGTAAGGGTGCTGGAATTAATAAAGGTTATGACAATGCAAATGACGTTCAGGTACGAATACCTTATAATCAAAACACAGTTGATATAAATGATTTTGCTATTGGAGACATTATTGTACAAGGCACTCTTAACCAAGACATACAAACGCAAGAAGATTTATCTAATTACTTAATCTATAACATAACAAGCATCAACAATAATAACTTTGGTAATAGTCAACATATACATTTAGGTGGTAGATAATATGCCAGTTAGATTAAAGCCAACGAGTGTAATAAAAGCCAATTTAGGTATTGAACCAAATGGTAGAGTACAACAATTCTTTACTAATACTTGTTATAAGTATATGGACAAATACGTGCCAAAAGATAATGGTGATTTAAGAACTATTGTAACTATACTACCTAGTAGCATAACATACGAAATGCCTTATGCTAGATATCAATATTATGGTATTAGGGAAGATGGAACACATAAAGTTCAAAACTATACAACAGCAGGAACAGGAACTTATTGGGACAAACGTATGGTAAGTGCAGAAATGCAAGATGTAGTAAGGGAAGTACAAGATTATATTAGGAGGTAACAATGGATTATAGAATATCAAAGTTAAGAGACTATCTATTTAATATAATAAATACTCTTACTGAAAATAGAAGTTATCAAATAAATGCTAATATGTTATCAAATAAGATAGATGATTATTCTTTAGATAAAATACCTACTGATACAACTGTTGAAAGATGGGTAATAGGAACTATAAAGCGTAGAGATGTTTATTCATTTAGAAGTCGTAAAAGTTATTCACAAGATGCCATTGTTAATTTAAGAAACATAGGTTTCTTTGAACTATTTGAAAATGCTATCAAAACTAATAATGACGAAGGCGTGTTGCCTGATATAAATGGAATAGAAAGCATTGAGTGTTTAAATTGTGGTACTATGAATAGTACAGATGGAAAACAAGCGATGTTTGATATACAAATACAAATAACATATAGAGAAAATAATGGAGGTGAAGCAGTAAGTCTATGAAAATAATAGTTAAAAAAGATTTTACAAGTAATCTAGGCAGTTATATCAAAGGTGATGAACTAAAAGATTTAACTTACGAACAAATTGTAAAATTAAATGAATTAGGATTTATTGAACCTCTATCATATAAAGATTTAGTTTTAATTAAAAGAGAACTAGAAAAGAAGGAGGAATTATAATGATACCTGACAATATAGAAAAGTTAAAAACAAGTCAGTATTTAAGATTTATTGACACTACACCATCTGCATTAAGTCCTACTTGGAAAGTTGTTGGAATTGGTGTTGAAGAAATGGCTACTGAATACTCACCACAAGTTGACACAATCAAATGGATTATTGAAGATAGTGCAAGAAATGACCATACTTCAAATCAAAAACAATCAAGTGTTACACAAAAAGCATACAAAAACGACCCTTGTTTTGAGTTCGTAAATGCAGGAAGAGATAAACTTAACTATGTAACACATATACTTGAAATTGATACTTGGAGTGGAGCAGAAGGTAGTTATAGTGCTAAAATGAGTGATGGTTTAATAACTGTTACATCTTATGATGGCGACCAAATTGAGTTTGACTTATACTTTAATGGCGACCCAACTGATGGCACTGCTTCAATTACTGGTGGCGTACCTTCATTTACAGCATCAACAAGTTTATAATAAAACCTAAAAGGGCGAGGCGAACAAAACGCCTTGCTCTATTTTTTTAAAAGAGGAGATAAAAATGGAAAAGAAATATATTAATTTAAAAGATGATGAAGATTTACTAAAATTATGGATTAAAACAAAAGATGGTAAAGAAACAGGTGAGTGTTTGATATTTGATTTAAAAGACATAGACTTGTTAGATAGATACCAAAAAATGATAGATGATGACAAAAGAAATCAAAAATGGATTAAAGACCAATTCGTTATCATAGATAAAAAGCAAGACTTTACACCTAAAGGTAAGTTAATGAGTAATAATGAACGATTAAAATATGATGCAATTAGAACTTTCTTTAAAAAAGAAAAAGAAGTATTGGACTTATTTTTAGGTAAAGGTGGTGTTGATAAACTATTATATGGTCGCTCTTTACAATGGAACACATTAAATGAAATAACATCAATAATAGAAGAACAGATAGCACCTTATTTTGACATAACTATGGACAATATAGCAAAAAGCATAAAAGAGAAATATGGTAGTCAAGAAGATGAAGTGTTAAAAGATGAATAACTACCCAAAATATGTAGAAATAGAAGGCAAAAGATATTCGATTAATACTGACTTTAGATATGCTCTAAAATGTAATCAAATAGCAGAAGATGAAACTATAAACGATTATGAAAGAGCATTAGCCATTATATATACGCTTTTTGGTGATGAGGGGTTGTATAATACTAGCCATCACGAAAAGTTGCTTAAAATGGCAAAAAAGTATCTTTCCTGTGGTAAGGAAGTAGAACTAACTAATGATAAACCTGATATGGATTATATAGAAGACTACCCATATATTAAAACATCATTTAGAAGTGATTATGGAATTAATTTAGATAACGAGAAAATGCACTGGTGGGAGTTCTTTGAATTAATGAATGGACTATCAAATAGTGAAATGGGTAATTGTTGCATATTAAACAGAATAAGAAACTTGCGAAACTATGATACAAGAGAAATAAAAGACACAAAAGAAAGAAGAAAAATAGAAGAAGCAAAAAAACAAGTTGCACTAAAACAACATAAGAAAGAACCAACAGAAGAACAAAAGAAAAGTGCAGAAGAGTTTTTTAAAGCACTCAATATAGGAAAGGAGTGATAATATGTTAAAACTAGATATTCAAATGTTTGCCGATGGTGTTGTTGAAATAGATACACAACTAAATACAAAATCTTTTGATGCACAAATAGAAGAATTAGAACACAAGTTACACGAATTAGAAAAATCAGCAGATGAAAGCCAAGTTCCTGAACGTTTTAGAAGAAGTGCTGATGAAACAAGAGAACTTAATGCAGAAATAGAAAGAACTAGAAATAAACTTCGTGGCTTATATAAACAACAAGAAAAAATTAATCAAGAGGGCGTTAAAGGTTTTAGTTCATCAATAGGCAAAGTAACAAAGAAAGTAACAAAATGGGGGTTGGCTTTATTTGGTATAAGAAGTGCTTATATGTTTATAAGGCAATCAATGTCTACACTTTCACAATATAATCAAGATTTGGCAAACAAGATACAAGTTATTAAAACTGCTTTAGCAACTTCATTAGAGCCAATAATAACTTGGATTGTTGATAAAGTTTATCAATTAGTTGGATTATTAGGTAGAATAATAAAACAATGGACAGGTTATGATATATTCAAATATAGTGCAAAGTCTTTAAAAAGTGGTGTTAAGTCTGCAAAAGATTTAAAGAAACAACTTGCTAGTTTTGATGAAATGAATATCTTACAAGATAATAAATCAACTGGTGGAAGTGCTAGTGGTATTGGCAAAACACCACAGTTTGATAAAGATTTTAAAGTATCATCTATAACAGATAAAATAAAAGAAATAGAAAACGCTATTTACGATAAAATAATAAAAAATATAGAAAAAGTGCTTAAATATTTCAACGAAGATGGTGACATAGCGAATGCAGTAAAAGGACTTTTAACAGGACTAAAAATTATGGTAGGTGGCTTTCTAGATTTTGTTGGTGGTTTAGGTGATTTTCTAGTTGCAGTATTTACAGGTGATACAGATAAAATAAAAGAATCGTTCAACAAAATGTGGACAGGTATAAAAGAACTGTTTGTTGGTCAATTTGCAATACTACTAAATAGTAGCGCAATATTCATAAAGAGTGTATTAAACCTAATAAGTGGTATGTTCCAACCAATAAAAGAAGGATGGTCAAACTTGTTCAAATGGCTTAGCGACAAAATATTTAAGCCAATAACTGATAAAATAAACAGCATTAAAAATCAAATAAAAGATAATTTTAAAGGTGGTTTTTGGAAAGGCATAGTCAATACATTCATTGATATTTTTAATCAAGCAATAGCAAAACTTAATTCAAAACTAAGTATATCTGTGTCTTCAACAATGGCAAAAGCACTAAAACTAATAAATGTACCAATAAGTGCAGGCAAATATCAATTATTTACAATCCCAAAAATACCAAAACTTGCTAAAGGTGGTATTGTTAATATGCCAAGCAGAGGCGTACCTATTGGTGGTGCTATTGCCGGCGAGGCTGGAAGAGAAGCCGTGTTGCCTCTACAAGATAGTCAAGTTTTAAGTGAGATAGCCGATGCTATTGGTAGAAGAATTACAATTAATGCAAGTATAACAAACACAATGAACGGTAGAGTTATTAGCAAAGAATTACAAAAAATACAAAACGAAGAAAGTTTTGGATTTAATAGGTAGGTGATTAAATGTTTATAGATATAAATAGTATAGAAATAAAAAC